ATCAGATCGCGGTAAAGACAGAGATGGATAGCCGCAGGGATCGTGCATCAATGAGTACCCTGCCTCCTATCGAGCATCAGATTGGTAGACGACCCGAGCGTATAGGACCAGGTGCTACCTTGGCAGTAAGAAGGCGTGGAGAGGTTGGATTCATGGAGATCCCCCGCTACTCACCGGCATCGACTGAGGTGGAGATGCAACTTCGGCAACTGGCAAACCGCATCACCGGCCGAGCGACTAGCCCTGAAGATGCGGTGGAAGCAAATATGCTAAAACAGCACCTGGTGAATTGTTGGCTTACAGGATGGAAGGAAATCCTCAAGCGTATATGGTGCTTAGATCGCACTTACAGCGGACCGATGATTTGGTTTCGTGTTACCAACAACGAGCAGGGTGCGCAGTTAATTTTGGATGAAACTGCTGAGTTGTATGACTTCAATATCTCATGGAACTCGATGAATGCAGATGAGAGTAAAGTAATCGAGAAATTGGATACCGTGGGTAAGTTGATGGCGACTTACGATAGGCAGGGAATCAGTAGATTCGACATCTATCTTCGCAAGGTACTAGAGGCAATCGATCCAAATCTCGCATCTCAATTAATCATGCCTACTCAGGAGGCCACAACGAAGGAGATTATTGAAACATCGAACGACATTGCAAAGATCGCATCGGGACAGGTTGTTAATGCACCCGAGAAGGGGGCAAATCCACAACTTAGGTTGCAAGTATTACAATCGTACATTGCCGGAAGTGAGGCGATACCAGCAACCGATGTTCAGGAGAGATTACAATCCGATGAAAACTTTGCGAAGAGACTTCAAACATATGCTAGCCAGCTAGAGTTCCAGCAGACTCAACAGCAGAACGCTAAAATTGGACAGCTAGGGACTGCACCAGGCAATGTACCAGGAACGAGTGTATGAGTATAAACTATAGAGGAATGAAGTTTGCCGGGGTAAATAAACCCAAGCGCACACCTAGCCACCCAACTAAATCCCATGCCGTTTTAATCAAAAACGAAAAGGATAATTACCAATTAATTCGATTTGGCGAACAGGGTGCTAAAACCGCTGGTAAGCCAAAGAAGGGTGAGAGTCAGGCAATGAAGCAAAAGCGTGCAAATTTTAAAAACAGACACGCCAAGAACATCGCAAAAGGTAAAACCTCTGCGGCTTATTGGGCTAATAAAGTTAAATGGTAATGAAAAAGAAGAAACCTGGATTGTGGGCGAATATCGCCGCTAAAAAGAAACGCATTAAAGCAGGCTCGGGTGAGCGGATGAATAAGCCTGGTGACAAAGGCTATCCATCGGCAAAAGCGATCAAAGCATCACAGAAGCCAAAGCGTAAGAAGAAGTGACCATTCAGGACGCAGTTGCCGGTCTAAAGGACTTAACTGAGTTCAAGGCCGTAATTAATTTTATAAAGGAACAGAAAGAATCGTGCTTGGTTGATTTCATGGACTACCAGCACATCGACAGCCCCGAAAAACTTGCCCGACTATCGGGTGAGATTGCCGCCTTTCACCGCATCATAACCTTACTCGATGAGAAAGATGACCGAGACTCCCCATCAGCAGTTTAAGAACGAGCATCGTGCTTTATTAAATCGTTGGATTGAAGAGTCTGACATTGATGACTTGGAGTTGGCAAAGATTGCGGTAAACGACATCAACGAGTGGCTGGGTGAAGATGTATTGGAGTTCGAGAGTGAGATAGATCTTTCGGACGAAGATGAAGCGGACGGGTAGTCTGTACGAACAGATATTTTTTACCGAAGCTCTCAGGCAAGGGCTTGAGGTATTTGTCCCTTTAGGTGACTACTTACCACAGGACTGCATCGTAATGAACCAAGCAGGCCGCCCATTCAAGGTGCAGATTAAAGGCACGGGTGGACTAATGAAAGAGAATAGGGGAGGAATTGGCAGGTACATGGTCACAGCGGCCACAGGCTCGTCTGAGAAAGATCCGATTGATTGTACCAAGGTTGATGTGGTGGCGGCATACATAGAACCAAAAAGTTGCTGGTACTTAATCCCATGCCTGCATTTAACTGGTATTCGTATAAGTTTATGCCCCCATAATCCCAATAGTCGGGGTAAATATGAGAAGTTTTTGGAAGACTGGGATGTGTTTAAAATAAACTGAGAAATGCTCGTTTTAATCTGCTAAAATAGTCATTGGCGGGGTGTATCTACTCCGCAGAACAGTACAAGAGAGTGCGAACTCTACAATAAACGCAGAGATTATTATGGCAGAAACAGTTATTAGCGAGGCTCCGGCTGAATCCACGGGAGCAGAAACACAAGCGCAAGGCCCATTGAGCATGGAAGACTTGGCGGCATCTTTTGTCGATCAGGTTGAACAGGATCAGGAGGCCACTACCGATGAGGCGAAATCAGAAGTCACCGAGAGTTCCGAAGACGCAGAAGCATCCGTAGAAGAAGATGTTCTTTCACAGTCTATTTCCGAAGAACAGGAAGAAGATACCGAAGAAGAAGAGGCAGACGAATCTGACGAGGAGGAAGAAACCGTAGAGGAAGAACCTCCTAAGGCAGTTGGCAAGCTATTGCGACAGGTAAATAAACTTACCGCACGTGCTAAGTCGGCGGAAGAAACCGCAGAAGCACTCAAGGCCGAGATTCAAAACCTAAAGACCCAAGGCGGTTCTCAACCGGCCAAGCAACCTGAACTGGAGAACATTCAATCCTATGAGGACCTGAATAAACTTCGCCAGGAAGCACAGGCCGCCAAGAAGTTCGCATTGCAGAATATAGGTAAGAGTTATGTAGAAGTCGATGGCAAGGAATACAGCGATGATGATATTCGCAACATTCTTACCCAAGCAGACGAGTACCTTACCGAGAAAATTCCAGCACGGGAGAAATACCTGGCTGAAAAATCGCAATGGCAACAGGACACTATCGCAACCCACTCTTGGTTGAACGAAGATAGTGAGTTAGCAGAAACCCGACAGGAGTTATTCGGTAATCTTAAAAGTCAGTATTCTCATATACTCGACAACCTTCCAAATGGTGACTTTATCGCCGCCACTCTCGTAAGAGGGATCGAAGCGATCAAGGCCGACCAAAAGGCAAGCACCGCACCAAAGAAAAAAGCGGTCAAGCCCAAGGCTCCACCTCCAACGGATGGAGGTAATGTATCTCCCCCTGTGGAGAACGCCGCCACTCGGAAACAGAAACAGAAAGAATCGATTAAGCGCAAAGGACCACTCTCGGCTAACGATCTAGCCGCTTATCTCAGCGACTAAACTTTAATTCTTAAAATTCAAAATTCTTACTAAAAATGGCTCTCGCAACTTCCTACAATGTGGACGGAGTTAAAGGCGCTCGCGAAAATTTAGAAAATCTTCTAAAAACCGTCGAGCCTACCGAAACTCCTCTTTACTCAACTCTCTCACAATCCGCCGCTCCTAAAGCGACACTTAACGAATGGCTTTGTGACTCCCTTGCCGATCCTGAGATCGGTGGCGTAATCGATGGCGTTGATCTTGATCTTAGCACCGCTCAGAACTTGATCGATTCCCGCGCTCGTCTCGGCAATCGTGTTCAAACCTTCCGCGATTATTTTGCCGTCAGTCGGCAGGCTGAAATGGTCGATGTTGCTCCTGGTGGATCTTTGTTTGCCGCTTCCAAAGCTAAATCATTGATTCAGCTAAAGCGTTCCATCGAAACTGCTATCGGTTCAGGAAATGATCAGGTTGCAGGTTCAGGCTCTGCTGGTGCTTTGCTTTGTGGACTTGGTGTATGGTCTGACCCATCCGCAACTGGTAACACTTTCGACACAACTGCTAAACAAGCATTCCGTGCAGTAAGTGGTTCCCGTGTATCTCTTGCTTCTTTAACTGAAGATGCCTTCAGAGGCTTACTTCAGTCTGTTTACACCGCTTCCGGCGCAAAGAGCAGTTTCAAAATGTTCGCTGGTCCAGCCGTGATGAACAAGATCACCGACTACACTCGTGCAACTGTAGCGACTAATAATCCTACTTACCAGTTCACTCAAGATGTATCCGGCAAGACGCTAGTAAGGAGTGTGCTTACTTATATCTCGGACTACGGAGAAATCAGCTTGATCCCCGATCTTTTTATTGGACGAGTAAATGGCACTCCATCCGGCACAGACACCGCAGAAGGCGTAGTCAATACCGACCGTGCTTACCTTATTCCTGACGATGACACCGTATCCTTGAAGTTCTTGGAAGGTATCTCCGTTATGGAACTGCCCGACAACGGTGGTGGAAAGAGAGCTTTCTGCGAGGCCATGTTGACCCTCCGTGTCGGCAATCCACGCGCTCTTGGTTCTATCGTTTAACTTATTCATATCAGACAATTAGTAGTTGTTTGTTCTATGTGTTCAGTCAAGGGAGCCGGTTTAGGGGTAGGCCGGCTCCCTTTTTCATTTTAATATGAGTCTAAATATCATCGTAAGGGGAGGTAAGAAAAGCGGATCGTCACAGGACGAGGTTGCTTATTATCTCCGCAAAGCAAACGAGCAGGCCGCCATCCGCGAAAAAGCGGACTACGCCAGGAGGCAGGAGCAAGTCCGCCAAGCCGCCAAATCCCTCGAGGGGGGCAAGGGCAACTTTCGTTTGAAACGAGTGACTGATATGACGACTTACTTGAGACATGAACAACAGCGACCTGGTTGCTGGGCGAATAAGGAGTTCACCAAGGACTTCGAGAAAGCCAACCCCGAGACGGTAGTAAAACACTAAATATTTAAATCGTGGCAAACTACGCGACAGCAACCTATTCGGAATTAAAATCCAGGTTTCGTGCATTAGTTGGACTTGATGTTTTACAGGCAACTGACGCAAGTTTCCTAAGAGATTTAGTTAATCGTGCGGCTCGTATTGCCCATGAGCGTTACCCTTGGCCACAGTTTACAGTAGTAGGTGAAAGTGTCGCAGTAGTATCTAGCGATGCTAATACTTTGAGAATATATGGGTCCAGTAACAAATTGGCCAATGATGCCAATGTGGTTTTCCGTATTCATAAAGAAGATCCAACCACCACACGCTACCCTGATGAATATACATTTCTTACCGAGATGGACTCAGGTGGATTCCCATCCGTTAAGATAATTGAGCCTACTGCATTAGACGGCGTAAATGTTTACATAACATACCGCAAAGATTTGCGGGGCGAAATAAACTCAGGATCAGCAAATACTGGCTATTATGGTGATGAAGCTGGGGACGAGCAAAATGTTCCAAACTTCTTTTTCGATTACCTAGCACATTCTGCATATGCAGGATTTTTGCGGGGGGATGGACAGACTGAGAAAGCATTTGCAGAAGAACAAAATGCAGAAGCTATGCTGACTCAGGAAATTGATTTAGTAAGGGAGCAAAGTCGCCAATACAGGAACGACATTTTGCAATATCGTACACCTTCACAATTCAGAAGGCACAACATTCAAGCAGGCGGGCAACCTGTTAGCCCAGGTGTCGCTAATGTTCAATAATGGCAAGAACCACAACATTTGACTCGCTAAAGAAACGCTTTCAAATGACGGCGGGTTTGCCGACTTTGACTAGCGTGGACGAGTTCTTTTTTAAGGAGGCCGTAAACAGTCGGGCACAGACTGCATGGCATAGATGCAAGTGGCCTGAGTTGTCAAAGATTGTGGAAAAGAGTGTGGCCGCCACAACCAATCCAACCGCAGACAAAGCGGTACGAATCGACAATGATTTGGATGTAATTGATGTGCAACAGGTATGGACTAAAAACCCATACACGGATCGCAATGCTATCTTGTTGGATTTTAAATTAGTTGATGGTTATTTAATTCTGCCTGCTGATAGTTCAGCAACCTCTGTATTTATACTAGGAACAGCAGTTCGACCAACTTATGGACCCGATAGTCCTGACGAGCAAAACATCCCTGACTTTCTTAGTAATTATTTAGCCGCTGGATGCCTTAGTGACTTTTTGCGTGGCGATGGTCAAACAGAGGCCGCCATGCGTGAAGAGAATCGGGCAGAGGAATATTTAATTTTAGAAATAGATCGGGCAGAACGCCTACAATCACAAAACAAAATAACCGTAAACACATACCCGAGCTACAGCTTTGGGGTTTCAATTTTATCAACCACTTAACCACTTAGAAAAATGGGTTTAGCCAGTGTAAATATACTCAATACGATGGGCGCTAATGGATGCGTCTATGTAAACGGAACCTCCGCAACCACCGGCAGTTTTATCGCCGCACAATTCACCGAGGATACAGTCATCGGGGCATTGACAGGCAAGCTGGACAACTCGGCAGATTTAATCTCTGACGGCACAACCTTTACCGCTGGTCAGGTACTCAATCTTCCCTTTACCAGCATTACATTAACCAGCGGAGCCGCCATCCTTTATAAGGGTAGTGTCTAATGCCTAGCCTTGGATTCAGTCTAGGCTTAACTAGGCGGGTGCTAGACTCCGGCTTTGCCGCACCCACGCTAAGTTTATCCGAAACGGGTGATACTGAAATCAGTTACACGATTGGCGAGGTAACGGGGGCCACGCAGTACCGGGTGGAGAAGAGTACGGATGGGGTGACATACACATTACTCGCCACGCAATCTACGCATGGCACATATACCGATGGTGGACTGACCGAAGGGCAGACTTATTACTATCGAGTCAGAGCAGAAAATACGGTGACTAGTAAGGTAAGTAATTACAGAGTCGCGAGTTTAGCGCTCCTTGCGGAATTTAGTAATGTATCGCTCACAGAAAGTTTAACGGTACAAAATTTAGCAAATACTTTCACACTAGTATTCAGGCCTGACTTAGCGATATCGGCCACAGGGACGATAACTCTTTCAGGGCTTTCGGGGTCAGCGACTGCGACAAACTCATCGCTTACTATTGCTGGTGCGGGAGCATCTATATTTGGTTCAGTAGGTGATTGGAATGGTGATGGCACTTTGGTTTTAACTGTAGCGAGTGGTCAGTCAGTATCAAATATCTCTGATACCACTATCACATTTGATTTAACTAATCCAGCGTTCCCCAATAGTGGAGTATCGTCTGTAACATTGGCATCTAGCGGTTTTAATACGAGCGCTGTAAGTGGTACATTCTTTAATGTGACTGAAGGTATATTTGATAGTTCTCTTACATTCCCAACCATTGATGTATTCGATAACGAATCAGACTTTATAACAACCACTTACGCACCTAACTACACCATAGTACACGCTAAAGACACTCAGAATCTTTATGTATACAAAGGGTTGGCATGGTACATCTATAAAAACGACGACATTATTGGAAACAACGATTTTAATCCAGCATGAGTACATTAAATACAACAACGGTCGCTACTAGACCAACTACACTAAATAATACTACGGATGTAGGTAAATCCTACTTTGAAACAGACACCAATAACATCATAGTATGGGACGGCACGAATTGGAGAGGGTATCAGAATGACGGAGTAACTTTTAGTGGTACTAGTTATGTTGCAGAATTAAACGGCACTAACCAATACCTCACTCTCGGTGATGTTAGCGGTACATTAGGAGGAGCAAATAAATGCTCAGTATCCTGGTGGATGAAACAGCCTACTATATCTCCTTTAAGCTACCGAAGAATATGGCAGATGGGGGAAGGATATGATAACTTAGCTGTTTTTTGGAATTACAACTCAGGAAATCAGACGCAATATTGGATATTTTTCGTTGGTACAGGTAGTGGTTCCTATCAAACTGTGAGAACCAGCGGAAGCTCCACAATCGACGATAATCAATGGCATCTGTGGACACTAGTTTATGATGGTACACAGTCAGGGGACGCGGGTAAATTCAGCTTTTACAAAGATACTACATCGCTTTCAGTAGTGGATGACGGTGGCGGTACAATAGCTGCATCTCTACCTAGCGGAACAGGTGACGAGCCACATATAGGTGCTTATTATAACACCACTGTTTCGCAATTTAGCGATGCTTCTTTTGATGACTTTGCGATATTCGACGATGTGTTAACTTCAACGCAAGTTGCAAATATCTATAACAATCAAATATACCCATCGAGCTTACAACATCTGTATCGATTGGAGAATAATGTTGATGATTCTGTGGGTACTGCGGACGGTACGCAAGTAAACTCGCCAATCACAAGCTCTCCATCAAGTCCACAATTCCCTTACTAATATATTATGAGCAGTAACAGTTATGTATTTTTAGATGCGGATGAAGTTGGTATCATTGATTTCAATCAAGTACTAGAGGACTCGCTAGACACTCTTCGCTACTCATTGGACGGTACAAAAACCTTTGTGAACTACCCCGGACAGCAACCATCCTCCCTGCTCGGCAGGACCGAATACACACACGCTGAAGCACTAGCGATTACTAGGGGTCCTGAGTGGACTGATCCTGACGCTGGGATTATCTAATTATGGCTCCTGAGCTTTCAGAGAACACGAATGTAAAGACTCCGCTTGCCTTTTTACTGAAGGTATTCGGGGGAACGATATTCGTGGTGTACTCGGCCATGTTGATCTATGCACGGCTGAATACCCTGGAGATGGAGATCCTTCGCTTACAGCACGAGGTTCACATGAACTCAGAGTTTCGGGTAAAATGGCCACGGGGTGAACTCGGTGCATTGCCGGATGACGCGGAGCAGAATATGCGTCTATTGTTCATCGAGAAGCAAGTTGGTAAGCACGAGGAATTAATGGACGAAATCCGATACGGAACTGCTCGGTGAGATGGGCGAGTTACTTATTATGTTACTTACAGGAGGCGGCAGTACGGCTCTCGGTGCTATGCTCAAGGGCGGTTTCGGAATGCTTTTCGAGAGTCGCCGCCAAAAGCATGAGCTTGAACTTGCACGAGAAAGTCGCGCAAATGAAAATTTCATTAAGCTCCAAGCTCAGTTGGCTCAAGGAGGTAATGGGGAGTTTGTTTCTTTTAGTAGGCGTATCATTGCTTTTATGGGTATTGGTACTCTTTGCTTGTGCGTCTTGCTCTGCACCGCGTTTCCACAAGCCGAGTTCCTTTCCATCACTAATGCAAACGGAGAGGGCAGAACAGAACTCCTCTTCGGAATTGTCTCATGGCCAGCCAGCCAAGACCCAATCACGCTATCAAGTGGACACTTGGCATACATGGGTCAGACAGCCCTTATGGGAATCCTCGGCTT